TAAAGAAAAATTTGCTCATTTTATGAAAAAAGAAACAGATATTAGATGGAATTCAGTATTTTCATTAGCGAATAAAGTAAAAAGATGTGGTGACGAAAATGATGATGGTTGTGGATGTAAACAACCAGATAAAATTAGAAAAGAAGGGTTGGCTACATTATATGCTGAGTGGCTTAAAATTAAGGATGCTGATGGAAATGATACAAAAGCAACAGTTTTATTAACCCCAGAATTAGTATTAAAAATTGCGAAACGAATAAGTGATGATGATGTTTCATTTATGGGATTCAGTCCCCTATGGTCTCGCCCCGATTGGATGATTTGTCAAGTATTAGCTGTTCCTCCACCAGCAGTTCGTCCATCTGTTAAATTAGACGCTCAACAAAGAAGTGAAGATGATTTAACACATATTGTTGTCAACGTAATTAAAGCTAATAAGACTTTACAAGAAAAGATTGAGGCAAATTCTACCAGTAAGGTAATTGATGATTGGCGCACTATGTTACAATATTATGTTGCTACGATGGTTGATAATCAAATACCTGGTGTGGCATCTGTAGCACAAAGAACTGGACGTCCATTTAAATCGATAAAACAACGTTTGAATGGTAAATATGGAAGAGTTAGAGCAAATTTAATGGGCAAAAGGGTTGATTTTAGTGCAAGGTCAGTAATTACTCCTGATCCTAATCTCTCAATTAAAGAATTGGGTGTTCCACTTAAAATCGCTATGAATTTGACTAAACCAGTAAAAGTAAATAAAACGAATAAAAATTATTTATTGAAATTGGTGCAAAATGGTCCTGAAATACACCCCGGTGCTAAAATTCTTGAAAAAAGTAATGGTGAAAGTATTACTCTTAGATATGTGGATAGAAATTCTATTAGATTGGAAGAAGGTGATATTGTTCATAGACAATTAATGGATGGTGATGCAATTTTATTTAATAGACAACCGACACTCCATAGAATGAGTATGATGTGTCATATAGTAAAAATTATGCCACAAGGAGATACTTTTAGAATGAATGTTGGTGATACTAAACCTTATAATGCAGACTTCGATAAACTCTCTGTCGAAAACAAGGGGCGTTAAAAGCGTGTAACCCCTTAGTCAATTGATTTGAAAGAATATAAAAATAAAATATTTAGGAATATATAAAAATGGAACCATCAAAATGCTTAGAACTATCAAAAATTATTTTAGAAACTCCAGAACAAAGATTTTGTGAAATTTACAAAATAACTAATTTAACTACTAATAAGATATATATTGGCCAAGCTGTTTCTCATATTTTAAATCATAAAAAATATCGTCCATACGGATATTTAGGAAGATTTAAATGTCATATATCAGAAGCATTTTCAAGTAAAAAAAATCAATCTCATTATCTAAATAATGCTATTAGAAAATATGGCGTTTGTGATTTTGAAATTGATTTATTAGAATATTGTAAATGTGAAGACGCTGATAATAGAGAAATACATTATATTAGTGTGTTAAATAGTTTATTTCCAAATGGATATAATTTAAAAAATGGAGGTTATTCATTTACACATAGTGAAGAAAGTAAAAAAAGATTGTCTAAAGGTGTATCAAATCATTATAAAGCTCAACGATTTAAAAAATTTCAGGATGTAGAAATTGTTGAAGAAGAAATTGATAGTTATATAAGACCTTTAAGAAGACATAAAATACAATATGGATGGTATGTGTATATTAAGAATATAAAAACAGATTTTGGTGGTGTTCATATTAGTTTAGATGATAGTTATAAACAAGCAAAAGAATTTATAGAAAAGTTAAAATCAAATCAATTGGCGAAACACCTTGATGCGGGAAACTCCTTAGAGCTTTGAACTACCATCTTATATTAGAAATAATATAAGAGAACTCGGTTAATTGCCGAACCCAAAGGTAATAATGTTTAAAGATTGGACAATCCGCAGTGTTACTATCTAAGTCCGTTATGATTAGGATATGATAGGCACTCAGAGACTGAACGGGTGTTGGTAAGCGTTGAAGGATTAATCAACCAGAGCTTGCTTAAGATACAGTCCGGCCCCCTGTGAAAGCTTGGGGAAATCGTCGGGAGACGAAATGAATTTACATGTTCCACAAGATGAAGAAGCAGAAATGGAATTAAGATATTTGGCAGCAGTGCCTTATCAAATTATTAGTCCACAAAACAATCAGTCTATTATTGGTATTTTCCAAGATTCATTATTAGGTTGTTATAGATTTACTCGTGAGAATATTGAATTTAGTGAAAAAGATGCAATGAATTTACTAATGTGTTTTAATAAGATTGATGTGAAAAAATTACAAAAAAATGAAAATGGAAAAATTAGTAATTTTGAGATTTTATCCCAAATCTTACCTCCATTATCTATTAAATATAAGACAAAACATTTTGATGATAAAGAAAATTTTAATACATCAAATAATGTATTAGAGATTTTAAATGGCAAGTATATTCGTGGACATATGGAAAAGTCTATTTTAGGGGCTGGTAGTAAAGGTCTTATTCATCGTGTTTGTAATGATTATGGTAATCAAGCGGCAGTAAGTTTTATTGATGATTTACAGAATATAATCACATTGTATATGAAATCTAGTGCATATAGTGTAGGTATTAGCGATTTAATTGCCAATAAAAAAACAAATGATGAAATTATTTCAACTATTACAGAGAAAAAGGCCGATGTTAAAAATTTAATTGACCAAGTTCATCTTGGTATTTTTGAAAATAATACAGGGAAAACAAATGATCAAGAATTTGAAACACAAGTGAATAATATTCTTAACCAAGCTTCATCACAAGCAGGTAAAATTGGAAGAACATCATTAAGCAGTGATAATCGTTTTGTAATTATGGTAAATGCTGGTAGTAAAGGTAGTGATTTAAATATTTCTCAAATGATTTCTTGTTTAGGTCAACAGAATGTTGATGGAAAAAGAATTCCATATGGTTTTGAAAATAGAACTTTACCACATTTTACGAAATATGATGATAGTCCAGGTGCTCGCGGTTTTGTAGAGAATTCATTCATTGGGGGATTAACTCCTCAAGAATTATTCTTTCATGCTATGGGTGGTCGTGTTGGATTGATTGATACTGCTGTAAAAACATCACAAACAGGTTATATCCAACGTAGATTAATTAAAGGATTAGAAGATTGTAAAGTTGAATATGACTTAAGTGTGCGTAATAATAAAGGAAAAATTGTTCAATTTAAATATGGTGATGATGGTTTTGATACTGTAAAGATTGAAAACCAAACGTTACCTTTATTGGAAATGAGTCTTGAAGATATTTATAGACATTATTACATAGATAATATTCCTAATTTATTTACACCAGAAACAAATAAAAGGCTTAATAAGCAAAAGAAAGAATTGAATGTAATAACACAAAATAACATTAATTACATGACTGAATATAGAACAAAAATTATAGAGTTTGTATTTAAAAATAACAACAATAATCGCGTTCATTTACCAGTTGCGTTTAGTCAATTGATTAAAAATGTCCAAGGACAAATGATGCTTAATTCTAATTCTACGATAGACATTACACCATTAGAATTTTATAAGATGATTGATTCAACTATGGAAAAATTAAATAGCATTAAAATGTGTAAACCAAATGAATTATTCATTACAATGTATAAATTTAATTTGACACCTAAAGATATATTAATCGGTAGAAGATTTAACAAAGCTTGTGTCACCATCCTCTTGGAACAAATAGTTCTTAATTATAAAAAAGCAATTGTAGCTCCTGGCGAAATGGTAGGAATGATAGCAGCACAATCAATTGGTGAACCAACTACACAAATGACACTTAATACATTCCATTTTGCTGGTGTAGCATCTAAATCTAATGTTACTCGTGGTGTTCCAAGAATTGAAGAAATTTTATCTTTATCAGAAAATCCAAAAAATCCATCAGTAACAATTATTCTTCCAACTGAAGAATCTGAAAATAGATTGAAAGCACAAGAAACTATGAATAAGATTGAATTAACAAAAATGAAGGATGTGATTGAAAGTATTGAAATATGTTTTGATCCATTAGACACAAAATCATCAATTAATGAAGATAATAGTGTAATGCAATTATTTAACGATTTTGAAAATATGGTAGACGATTGTTTAGATAGAGTTCATGAAATCACAGAACATTCTAAATGGATTATTCGTATGGAAATAGATAAGGAAAAATTATTAGATAAAGATTTAACTATGGACGATATTTATTTTGCTCTTAAAAGTATTTATAATGATGAAATTTCATGTATTTATAGTGATTATAATGATGATAAATTAATTTTTAGAATTCGCCTAAATAGAATATTGGAAGCTCTTAAAAAGAAGAAAATGAATTTACAAATTGATCAATCTGATGAAATTTATTTAATAAAAGGTTTCCAAGAAACAATGCTTGAAAATGTAATTTTAAGAGGTATTAAAAATATTAAGAAGGTTACTGTACGTAAACTTAGTGATAATATGTCATTTATTGACGGAAAATATGAAACAAAAGAAAAATGGGTATTAGATACAATAGGAACTAATTTCCAAGATATTTTAGCCCTAGATTATATTGATGTCAATAAATGTGTAACAAATGATATTGTAGAAATTTATCATACACTTGGAATTGAAGCAGCACGTCAATCAATTTATAATGAATTGGTAGATGTAATCGAATTTGATGGCACTTATATTAATTCTCATCATTTGTCAATGCTTTGTGATAGAATGACTTATAGTTCAAAAATGATTTCGATATTTAGACATGGAATTAAAAATGATAACATTGGACCTATTGCTAAGGCATCGTTTGAAGAAACACCTGAAATGTTTTTGAAAGCTGCACGTCATGGTGAACTAGATTTAATGCGTGGTGTTTCAGCAAATGTAATGTGTGGTCAAGAAGGTTATTTCGGAACTAATAGTTTTGATTTATTATTAGATATTAGGAAAAATGTAGAATTATCTAATGACAAAGAACTTGAAGAGGAATTAAATGTTGAAAATATGTTTGGTGAACTTCAAGATCCAGATGATGCTTGTAATACTAATCACCTAACTATGTTCCAAAATGTCATCAATATTAAAACTACTAATCAAGGCACAGATAGTAATGATTATATGCCTGATTTTTAAATAATAAATAATAAATAATAAATAATAAATAATA